CCTCTAATATTAACCTGCATACATGCAACCAGGTGTTAATAATACTCTAACAACATCATTTGCGTCTGTTGCTTCTTGAATAACTACTGCTGCTACATTGTCTTTATCAGTTGTAGTTGTAACTCCCTGACCGTTTGCAGCACTTTCTAATCTTGCCATTAACGCACATGCAGCAGATACAGATAATCTTGAAATACCTAAAAGCATAACTTCTGCAATCGCGTATTGTACAGGATTATTCTGTAGTATACCAATTGGCATTGTACCAGCACCACAAAGGGTTACAGTATCTGCAGCACTAAGGTATACGAATCTATATTGACCAGTAGTAGAATAATCGGCTGCTGCTATAAAAGACCTACTTAATACAGTTTCCATTTATATTAACCCCTTTCTTTCCATATGGGAATTTTTAGCTAATTCTGGATTTTCTTTAGCTACTATTAGGATTGCTTCTGTATAATCTAGTTTTTGCTCTTTCATTACTTTAGCTGTTTCAGATTCAAAAAGTTTTACATAACTTTTATCGTCTGAATTGTTATTTGAAGAACCATTCTCACCTAATTTGACTACTACTGGCAAAACTTTAATCATTTCTCTAGTTGCTGTAGGGTCTGCCATGAATTGTTTCTTAAATACTTCACTCATGGCAGGAGTCATTCTCCCCTCATTTAAAGCAGTCGTATAAACATTGGTCCAATCTGCTTCTGTAAATTTCAAATTAATATTTTTAATACTTTCATTTAATTTAACAATTTCCTGCTCTGCTGTTGATTTACTTCCTATTGCTTCATTTAATTTAGTAGTTAATGCTGCTTTATCAGTTTCTAAAGTCTTTTTTTCTTCTTCTAAAGTCTTTTTTTCTGCTTTTAAAGTTTCATTCTCTGCAGATATTTCAGATAATTTTTTAGAATCTTCAATCATTTTATTTACTACTGTTTCAATTTCAGCTTCTGTTGATGTTTCTGAAAGTTTTAATGCTTCTAAAAGCTTCTTATTCATTCCATTATCCCCTTTCTCATTATCACTTATACATGGAGAATATAATTCACCATTCAAATCTATTGGATTAACTGTCTCAGAAAGCATTAACGGAGACATATTTTTAATAAATGGTCTATTAGTTAATGCTCCACCAAATAGAACATTATTATAAGTTTTTCCTGATTCCGCATCTGTATATATAAATTTAAACTCAGGACTAAAATACCTGAAAGATTTACTTTTTACTTTTTCTTTACCAAAATCGGTCCATTCAATTTCTGCCAAAAGTGTAGAACCTTTTTTGATAAGTTTCTTCACCCAACATACAGCTTCTGATTTATGATTTGTTTCACCATGTTCTAAATCGAAACTTATATCAATTCCCCTAACATTATTTTCGAAATTTTTTATAATACAATCAATAGTATTTTCTGTAATTTCTAAATTTTCATAGATGGAATGTTTCCATTTACCTGTCCTCATTATTTCTATCTGATTAGGTAAATTTTCGGCTTCTGACAAACATATATAATAAAAGTTTTCTGATGCCTTAACCCATCCTTTTTCAGTCTTATGATATCCTGCTTTTTTTACTGCTGCCCATGCAACCTTGTTACATCTTTCTTCATCACCTTTATATTGCTTAAAGGCACTATTGAAGGCAGCCATCCATATATCTCTTGCATGAGAAGGTAAACCTTTAATTCTATCAGGTGCTTTATTATATGGCATTTACACACCTCCTAAATCAGTAATAGACCATGTATCACTTGTAATTAAACTCGTCCTTGATGCTTCTGCTGCACCTCCAGTTGTATAATATGAAGAACATCTAAAACTAACTCCACTTTGAACACTTAAAGCATCCCAAGCAATTAAGACAGCATCATAATTTGCAGTAGACCAACTTGTACAACCTGTCAACATTTCTTCCATCGTTGTTACATTAGAAATATCCCACGATGAAATATCTTGATTAAAATTCGAACAATCACTAAACATATAACTCATATTTGTAACTTTAGAAGTGTTAAAATTAGAAATGTCTTGATTAAAATTCGAACAATTGTAAAATAGTGCATACATATTTTCAACTTTAGAAGTATCAAAAGTATTAACAGGTTTATTAAAAGCAATACAACTATAAAACATACCTGCCATAGTAGTTACATTTGAAGTATTTAATGATGTTACATTACCATTGAATACTGTACAACCTCTAAACATATATGTCATATTAGTTACATTTGAAGTATCTGAGAATTTTATATCCCCGTTTAAACTACTACATTCATAAAATAACCTATACATATCTGTAATATCAGAAGTATCTAATGAATCAGGCGTATCAATTTGTAAATTGGCACAACCATAAAAATTACTATTCACAGAACCTAATCTAAAATCTACTCCCCATCTATCTATAGTTAATAACTTTAATTTGTCACCACTATTATTGAATTGCCATCCTTCACATTGACCTTTTATATTTACTTCATAAGTTCCTATAGATGAATACGTATGTGTAGTTTCTGCTTGATTCCAAGTAGTTATATAATCACTTGATCCATCTCCCCATTCAACTACACAATTATATGTCCCTGTATCTATAAAAGGTAATTTTATTTGGTCATTATTGCTAGAGCCTACAGAAATATTATCTGTCTTCCAAGTTTGTGTAGCATATTTATTTTTTGGCATCAATCGTATTTTTTTTGAACCATACATTTTATGCACCTACTGTCTCCAGATCAATATTAATTACATCTTCACTCCCTGGTGTCCACCCTGCATCAGTAACAAGTTGACCATAAATACTCGTACTTCCAGTAGCTAATTTCCTCTTTATATTAATATTTTCTAACCAATAAATTAAAGTTGTTCCTAAATCTACAGGAGTACTAAATTGAATACTACCTAAATATTTACCTCCATCAGCTAATAATAAAGTCCATGCTAAATTATCTGTTATTGCTGTCGGTGTTGCATCATATAAGTGTAATGTGAATGAACTCATACCTGCAGGAACACTTGACTTTTCTACTTCTATTTTTGCATCAGTTATATAAAAATGTTGTCCCGATTCTGGTAAAATATTTGTAAATTCTAAATTTGTAGCTGGATTTGTGCCTACAACATCACCTGCTGTATATGCTGTAGTATTCGCTGGTCTTGTTATAGCGACTGAACTACTGCCCGCTTGTGATTTAATATAATTTCCATCAATACGTCTTATACCAGACATTAAACCACCTTCTTTATTTATATTAAAAATTGAAATATTTAAACACGAAATAAACTATTAATACAATCCGTCTTCTTTTCTTCCAATGAAAAGATTCATTAAATTGCTAGAAAAGTTCATAAATCTTTTTAATCTTACAATCGAATCGACTTAATGACGAAACTTGTTGATTATATTATTTACATAAGATTTAGAATAACTTAATTGTACCATAGTAGTTCATTTTTCGTCAATTATTTTTCAATTTTATAATTCATTTATGATATCCTGTGTAATTATATCTATATCTAAATAAGTATTATTAATATATTCATTTAAAAACATAGATTTTACTTTTTCTGATATAGTATTTGAAATAATATTAGATTTTGCCGTAAACTTAATATCTGATTCTTTAAATTTTAATTCATTTTTCAATAAATCATTTATAAATTTAGACAATTCACCTTTATACTGAACTTTTATACTCGACAAATTATTAATGTCCATTTCTTGTGCTTTCTCATTCAATTTAATCAATTGCTTTTTAATTAAATCTTTAAGACATGTTAACGCTTCCATAGAAATTTCAGAAAATTTAATATTACTTGAATTCTCTTTCATATTTTTATTTATCTTATCATTTTTTATTTTATCTTTATATTGATTTTGCTTGCTTGTATTATCAATAGGTGTTTTAGACTTATTAGTTTCTGGAATCTTATTATTACCCTGTTGAATACTTAATTTATTTTGTTTAAATTGCTCAATTGCTTCTTCCCTAGACTGTGCAGGGTTTTGTTCTGGTAAATCTAACATGTCTCTTATATAAACTTCTAAATCATCATCAGGTAATACAAGTTTACCATCAACTAAAGTTTTAAGAGCATTTATAAGTTTAGTACTATTCATAGATTTAAATGAAAGTATTGGATATAAATCGGATGCAAAATTATACCCTACTAATTCAGGTATAGCATGACAATTTATTATATTACATATATTTTTTGCTGCAGAATCCAACATCATCAAGAACATTTCTGATTGATCACTGGATAATGCAAAAGAACCACTAGTTGAATTTCCTGAACCTAAATTCATAAATTGTGCGACTATACTTTTAGCTATTGCCAAATCCTGATGGTCTATATATGGTTGTACATCTGCTAATGTCCTTTTTCCTTCGAACATTTCTAATACAAATCCATCAGGTAATCTAACTCCACCATATTCTGAACTTCTTAACGTTGTAACAATTTCATCAGCCAATTCCTTGTCTTCTTGTGTATAATTCTCAGGTAATGTAAGTATTGGTGTACCTACAAAATTTCTTTCAATCCCTATATTTACAATCTTATATAAATAATCTTTTATCTTCCAATGTTTATAAGCCGCCCTGAGAACTGATATACCTCTTACATTACCTTGCTGCATATCATGTGAGAAAAACAATAATTTTTGTATAGGTATGTTCACAGTTTCCCAATTATTATGAATCATGTATTGATCAATTGATTGCAAATCACCTGCATTATCATAATAAATATCATATATAGTTGATTGAGGTCTAACTGCAAACTTCTTCCACTTATATTGACCTTTTTTTATTTCAAATACTTTCTCAAAAATACTATGTCCAAATTGAAACATAGTTGTTACATTTCTAATAAAATCATCAAATCCAAGTTGCAAACCTATTCCATAGCCACCAAATAAACATTCTTCAACAAAAGATGCTATCTTTTTAGCTTTACTTGATCCATCTTTTGACCTGATAAACCATTGTGTAGAACGAATAGGTAATGAAAGCATTAATAATACTGCTTTAACTTGAGCATCTGACCTTCCCATTTTTTCATAAATAGAAATATCATTAGGATATTTTAAAGCTGCTAAATATTCATCAGTACTTAATTGTATTTGTTTATATATAGATGATGTTCTACCAGTACCACCTAATTCCGTTTTAGATGGTTTTCTAGTCACTGAAATAATTTTACCATTTACATCATAAATTTTAGCCATAATCCTCCCCCTTTCTATAGAATTAAAATTTTATTAAGTTTCTATTTTTTCTTTTTTGAATAAGCATCTGGTTTCCTTCTTTTTTCTTTAGTAACTTCTATTAATGTATTATCTTTATTTTTAATCTTAGCTTCCTCAGAAAATTGTATATCTTCTACTTTATCATCATGAGCTAATGATTCTCTAATTTTATTATTTAAATCTGATTTATAATTATCAACATTAACAGGTCCTTCAACATTTGAAACTTCCTCAGTTGTATATTTTACATCTGATTCTGGTGTTGCTTCTAAAATTGGTTCTGATATAACCTTTTCTTTTAAAGATTCTAGTGTAATTGTAGAATTATCTACTGAATATGTAGGTTCTTTATAATAACTTGATATTTCATCTACTAATTCATTTTTAATATTCTTCATTACACTTATTACACTTTGATGCTGTTTCATATATTTTGTTGACATTATTATTTTTTCTATATCAAGGACCATTTTTCCAAATTCTAAAATTTTTTCAATTTCTCTAAATCTTTCATCATTCATTAATAAATCTCTCCTTTTACCAATTATAATTAAATTTCTTTTTTTGATATATTCTTATATCTGAAACAGTAGCTACACCTTTTATCATTGCAACTGCCACCGTACAAGCATCAAGAATATTAGGTGACCTTCCACCTGGCTCAAATTCTATAAATTCATCTATAAATTCATTATGAGTTTTTTGTATGAAAAATCTCTTTGTCTCACAATATACACCAAATGACTCAATCTTAGTGGCTTTACTTTGTGTACCTGTATTTACTCCTATTACTGGCGGTAAAGATTTTAACAAGAAAGCCTGTTGTTTCAATGCTTTCTGGAATGCTGCTTGCTCTATACCAACTTTTTTGACAGTATTTATATTTGAATATTTCTTATAATATTTATCAATTAACTTTATTTGCTCTGGAAATGTATAATAATTTGTATCATAATCCCATAAGAACATATGCTTGGTAACTTTATCAAGTCCAATTACAGCAAGAGCAAATTTATCTAACCTTCTTTTTTCTGCTGTAGTCTTATCATCTGCAATTGCAGGATCAATCGCAATATAAATATCAACATCATCATCTTTTATATCAAAATTATATTTTTCACCTGCTCCATAAAATTGTAACCATTCAACCTTCAAAGATTTATTAGAACTAACATGTCTATCATTCTGCATTACTTTTGCAAAAGCCAAAGAACCTATAGTTTCTTTTTTCTTTTTCAATCTTGATAAAGACCAATACTTAGACCATAATGGAACATTATTATTAGCAAGTGCTTTTAAACAGATATACTTATAATACTTATTACTAGATAACGTACATAATAAATCATTATTATGTTGGAGTGTACCTATTACAATCTTACGTCCATGTTCAACTACCCTTGAGTCAATTATCTCATTCCACCAACTAAGTGTCTTCTGTCTTTGTATCTCATTCGCCGTATTATCTAAATCACATACATCATCAGCTATTACCCATTCTAACCTAGTACCAAGTACAGCATTCCCCGTACCTCTAGCAATTATTGAAGGGTCACGACCTTGCATTGTCTTATCCCTGACCACCATTATTTCTTTCTCTGTCCATTTTCTATCATAATCTGGCATTAATTCTGGAAAATCATTATGCAATCTATCATTTTCCTCTATATGCCATTTTATAGCTGATAAAAAACCACTGGCCTGTGTAGATGTATTAGAAAGAATAGCACCATGAGTATTTCTATCATTGATTAAGAACCATAAAGGCAATACTAAACTAAACCATGTACTTTTAGCATGTTCAACAGGGATATGAATTACTATAGATTCATGTCGTAATGCTTCAAACATCATATAATATTGATGCTTTGCTGTTTCTGTATTCCATCTTCTTATATATGGCTTTATATACTGTTCCCCAAAAATACAAGGGTTTAATTTAGCAAACTTACGTCTTTCCTGTAAAGTTGCTTTCCAAAAACAATCTCTTACTGCTATTGTTTCTTTTTCCCACCTATCAATATAATCAGTAGGAAATGGATATTCTGGAATTTTTATGTTTACAGGTTGTATCATTTATATTACCCCTTTAGTTGCCTTATTAATTCTTTCAGTTAATGATAATACATTTGATTTTAAAGTTTCTTCTGGTTCTTCATCCAATTTTGAGAAATCGACTTCCTCTGGCTTAATTGACTCTTCATCAATCGCTTTTGTTGATAAATTAGATGCCGCCATAGCAGTCGACATTTTGAATACCATGTTACTTGCTTCTGTAAGTGTCTTAATTTCTTTTGCTGTACCTTCTACAATTGAAGCATGTAATCTGGTTAATATAAGTGGCATTGTTTCTTTAAACATTACATTGACCAATGATATTCTTTCATTCTCCATATCTGAATACTCTTTTATAAGTTCTGCTTCTATCTCACTAATCATTTTGGCTTTTTCTTTAGCTGTTAAATCTTCTATGTTTTTATTTTCTACAATATACCTTGCTCTCTTAAAAATTGTCTTGATTGCTGTATCTTCCAACATGTATGGTAGATATTTTTTATGTGAATCTATTAAATCTTTTAAATGATTAGTAGATTTAAATATTTTTGGAAATTGTTCAGTTAGATATAATTGAATTTTTAAATGATCTGAATCTTCTAATATCATTATGTCTATTTTTTCTCGTATTTTCTTAGGTAATTTACAAATCCTACAACTCCTTGTGTGAAGGTAAGATTTGTAATATCCTGAATTTTTTATAAAATTTGTAAAATTATCATCAAATTTATCTGAGAATACGTTTGACATAAAATTACCTCCTTTTAGAGTTTTTATTGTGTTTATTTCATTATATCTCATATTAATACTCTATGTTACGTAAAATACAAAAAAAGACTTGTATTTTATTAAAACACAAGTCTTTTTATAAAATATATGAAATTTTATGTATAATTTCTTATCTTTTCTGTAAATCTATAACATTTTTATTCAATTCAGGTTTTAAATATATTGATTTATTATTTATTTTTTTTAATAATAGTATTTACATTATTAAATAATTAAAATAATATATAATATATATAAACTAATTATTTATTTATATCTACTTACAATTTTTAATTAATAATCATAAAAAAAAAGAATAACTCAAGTCGAAGGGTTATTCTTTTAGTTTATTTTATTCTTGTTCCGACTTCTTTTCATTTTCAAATGTATTGCTATAATCATAAAAATTTGTAAATGTCTTTTCACTATCACCTTCTAATACTCTTAATTCATTCAATATTCTTTCATTTTCTAATAATTTCTTGATTTCTATTAACTTATATGATAGAAATCCTATGATACTTGTTTGACTTAATATAATACATATTAATAATATAATCAATAATTATACCCCCTTAATACTTATATTTCTTTTGTTGCTTAAATGACTATATATACTTAAATGACTATATATACTTGGATAACATTTGAATACTTAGAAAATTTTGGAAACTAATATTTTAAATTTTGGTGTACATAATTTTTGCAGGGACATCTATCTACGGTTTTGAAAAATTCCAGAATTTTTACGGATTCCAAAATTTTCCAAATATACAAATGTTACAATTGAAATACAATTTTATTTCAATTTATTTTTCGACTTATTTTTCAATTGAATTAAAAATCTTATCATATATATTACTACGGCCATAAATATCACGTATACTATAATATCCCTGAATCTATAAACTTCTATGTATTCTTGTGTCTTGCTGACACGTACTATAGCATAGGTGTCATTACAAGGTATTATTATATGTATACCTTCTATTACTGTCTTATACATATATTGATCTTCTGTATTAGGTATATCCTTATTATCGTTAATATCCCTATATACTGTAGTATCTACCAATACGCCTATATCAAATCGTAAGTCCGTATATATGGAACTTACTACTACTACCCCTAATACCAATACTACCATTACAATACTTGTTATTAATGTTTTTTTCATATTTTTTATTCTCCTTTAATTTTAATTATTTACTATTATCATTATATTACACTAATTACACAATGTCAATACTTTTTTGAAAAAATGTAAAAATAAATTTCTTAGCTTCTTCGGCTTACTTGGGATACCTGGGAAACAAAGGAAGCTAAGAA